ATTGCCTCTCAGACTTGTATCGAAAAGAATTGAGCCACAGGTGGCTTCGGCGGTGGCGGTTGCGTTGCGCGGTCATAGCCAAAGATTGCCGCAACTGCGGCATCCACTTTTCTTTTTGCGGATGCTTTTGCAACCATCGAACCTCGGCTTGATTGCTTCGTGACACAGTTTGCGATGTGCCTTGCCAAGCCCTCATTGCCATCGTGAGTGAATGATTGATTGACGACTGCCTCATAGAATTTTTGTGTTGCCGGAACCATGCGCTCTGCCGAATTAGGGTAAGCCAAAACGGGCAAGCCCTCTTCGTCAAGAACCATAAATGTTCGATTCCATCTCGCAGGATCAAAAACAATTTCTCTCAGATTGATTGTGTTGCTTCTTGCAGTTGAAACGATTGTTTCTTCAACTTCTGCTACTGGAACAAACCAGCCTTGTTCTGCATTGTCGGGTTTTTCCCATAACCCAATCATCGAGCAATGTGGCTTTTCGCCTCCCAAATACCAAGCAAGAAGAGCTGTTGAGTCATTAGAAAAGGAACCATCAAAAGCAAGAACGACATCTTCTCCCAAGATTGGCAGTCTGCCCTCTAAAGTCAAAGCCTCCCATGATCCCTGTGGAAGCCAAGCTGTTGTCGTGCTAACAAAAGTGTTGCATCTTTTCGTTCGAAACTCTGCTTCTGGTGTTCTAAGAACTGCCGATTGAAAGTCTCCGATGTCAACGATGTCGCCAAGGCCAGGATTAGCCTCGGCCCAAACCTCTTGCTCCCTGTGATTAGCATCCGCCGCAGTTGGTTCCCACCAAGCGAAAAAGAATGAAGGGTCTGTCTTTTCGCCCTTGACTAATTTTTGTCCGTATTGATAAAGCGAGTAGCAGAGTGAATCTTGGCCTGCCGAGTCGCTCTTAACGCCCGCAGTTGTAATACCAAAGAGTAAAGAATCTGCGCGAGCGCCACCTGCAAGGGATAGCGTATTCCATAAATCCCACGATGGTTGCGCGTGGACTTCGTCAAAGATAACAAGCGGTGAAGGGTTGAGTCCTTCTTTTGTGTAAGCCTCGGCAGAGAGGACACGATAAACGCTCGCCTTCTCTTTGAACTCTATTGCATCTCGGTAGAGAGTGAACATTGATGATAGTTCTTCATCCATCTCAATCATTCGCTTGGCAGTGCCGAAGACGATTCGTGCCTGATCTCTATCTGCTGCGCAAGAATAAATCTCAGAGCCATTTCCACCAAGAGTCAAACCTGCAAGCCCCATTGAAGCTGCAAGTGCGCTCTTGCCATTCTTCCGGCCCATTCCAATAATCGCTGTCCTATGGCGGAAGCGCCCATCTGATCTCCGAGCTAAGGAATGTCGCAGAAGTTCTTTCTGCCAATCTCTCAGAACAAGAAGTTTTCCGGCAGGAGAAGCGACGGAATCCTTTGTGACTCGGCAGATTGTTTCTGCGAAATTTGCGTAGATGTCGCCATCGCCTCGATCTTGCTCAGCTTTTGGAACTGGCGTGAGCCAGCGAGGTGGCCAACTGTTCTTGTTTTGTTTACTCTTTTTTGGCGGCATCGCGTTTTTGCAGTAGGTCTTGAATCTTACTTCTAGCCTGCACCTCTGCAACCCCCAATTTAGTTCTATCTGTCGGACTCATGCCTAACAAACTTAACAAAGTTTGAAGCTGCGCATCTAAACTTCGCAAAGCCACGCGATCTCTCCAATCGCCCGTTCCTTTGATAACAAGATAACGCAATTGTGAACGCTCATCCATAGATTCGCAAAGAAGCGTAACCATTTCCAAGTCAGATTTTGAGCTTATCCATGTTCTGCCTTGCTCCCAAATTCTTGTCCATAGTTTCAAGCCCTCAACTCCTAAAGGACGAGGTGGCTCAGGTGGCTCCATTGCCATCGGCAAAGCAATGACATTCTGAATTGCAGGCAATGCTCTTTTTCCAGGATTTCCAAGCCTGCGTTTTTCTTCTGTTGGTTTAGGAGGATTTGGCATTTCTTCTCTTTGTCAATTTTGGAGCCGCGTGATCGGACTTGAACCGTCAACTTCTGCAAGGAATGCAGACGAGTTTTCGTTTACTCCAACGCGGCTTGTGCCTCTATACATTGAGGCTTTCTTTTTTTGTATCTCGGAAAAGGGCAAGATTGGAACTGCTAATTTCTTTTCATATTCCTTGTCAAGAAAATAAATGTATTTCAATTGGAATCCTGGCAAACATTCTGCTCCAACAGATTTCAAAAAAGCGATAGAACTTCCTGTGCCTGTTTTTCCATATTGGCCTTTTTTGTTGTTAGGGCCTGCGGTTCCTGAAACAGATGGCGAGAAAATTAGATTGCAAACAACTTCCCCGTCTGGCATTCGCCACATGGAATTGTTTTTCTTTATACCAATCAACTTAAATCCCGAAGCGCGATAAATAGTTCCATCGCCACATTGAGTTCCGTCTGCATAACTTATGATCCACTTAATATGGGGCGCATTTTTTTTGAATAAGCGCATTGCAATTCCAATGGCTCGCGACTCGCTATTCTTTGGCAACTTTTCAGAGAAGGCCATCCGATTGAGTTCTAAGAATCCGTGCCAAGGAGTATCTTTTACAGTTCCAATTGACTTTGCTTTGTCGATGCTTGGGCCAAATTGCATAACGCCTTCAAGTCGCTCGTTATAGAAAACGCCTAAATGAACCTGTGAATTAGAAACGACTTTGCCTGAATAGTGCAATCTTTTGACAAAATTATTTGCAACAGTTGCATCAAGTTTTGCAACAACTAAATCCTTAGCCCCTGGCATTGAGCCATCCTTGCACAATATAGGAAAGAGCCACACCATTTTTGTTCTTATTGCCTGAGTCATATTCTTCAGCGCCATCGCCTAAAGCCATCTTGAGAGCAGTTCTGATTTGCTCTGCCTGATCTAAGGTGACAATGAAGGTCATCTGCGTAGCATCTTCGCGCTCGCCTTGCAAGAGATTATCAAAAGCCGAATCGACATCCTGTTGATCGACAATTCCTAATTTTTCCACGAGCTGCTCATAATCTTTGCGAGCCCAACCTGTGTCGTTTAGCAGGGCCTCGTCAATTTTTTGAATGTCTTGAATCATCTGAAGAAGCAACTCTTCATCATAACTTCCAAGTTCTGCCGTTCTATTATCGGCAAGGGCATAGGCTTGAGCAGTGACATCATCATCGCCAACAAAGGCAACGGCAATCTCTTTCCATCCTAGCTTTTTAGCGGCTTGCCATGTGTGATTTCCGGCAATGATAGTTCCATCATCTCGGCGCGCAACAATTGGCTTCCTTTGCCCGAAGCGCGCCAAAGATGCAGCAACAGCATCAACATCACCTTTGCGCGGATTGCCCTCAAGGCCATGCAAAGAATCAATTGAAACTGCAAGAGATTTCAAACTTTCGATGATCATCTTTTCCCCTGTTTGTCTTTTTTCTAAAAAGTCTTAAACTGCGGAGATGCGCAGACTCGAATACGCGGGGTGCTACACGCGCTCATTGGCTCAACTTTTTGCCCATATCCCCAAATGCCAGGGGGGCCTGCTCGGTTGATTTATTTCCGCGCGATGAATTGCACGAGCGACAAAGAACTTGGATGTTTGCCAATTCGCTCAATCCTCCTTGAGACAAGGGGATGATGTGATCGGCAGTCAAATCAATTGTGCTTTTGCAGATGCGGCAGAATGGTTGCAAAGTGCGAGCAAGTTTTGAGAGCTTCTGCCAATGCCCATCATACCCGCGCTCTTTCCGACTAGGGCGCAGAGATTCGCGCTTCCGTTTGCAATCAGAACAAAGGTAAGAGTTTCGCACAATTGTTCCGCATTGTGCGCAGGGTCTAGGAAGTAATGCCATCATGCTTCACCAAGTATTCAATTGCCATTGCTAGGCGAGTAGGGGAGTCCTTAAAGAATCCAAGACCCTTGTTGCAATAGGAACAAACAACGCCTCGCACTGTCAGCGTTTCGTGATTGTGATCGATAATCAATTTGTCAAGACTTTCATCTGCACTTATGCCACAGATTGCACACATATTGTTCTGCTGCTGCAAAATGTCCTGATAATATGCTTGTGCCTCACGCACGAACTTGCGATGAATCTGTCTGCATTGCTTGCAGATAGGATGGCGTTTGTTTGTTGCTTTGCTCGTGAATCTAAACTCTGTTATAGCTTTAGCAACATAGCACTTGCGACAAATGCGCGTTTCATTCTGCTTCCTCGTCATCATCTTCATCATCCATTCCGAAGCCAGCAAGACGATCCTCAGAAGGAAGAGACAAATAACATTGCAGCGTTGCTGCCACTGCTCTATTCAATAGCGATTCGATAGCATCAAAGGAAAGATTCTGATCTGTCGCCATCTCTGTTTCAACGCCATGAATCCCGATTGAGATGTTCAACATGATTGCAGCTCCAAGCGCATATCAAGAAGATCATCTATGAATTCGTCAACAATTGCTCTTTGGCGATGAGAATAATGAGGAAGTTTGCGGGCCTTAGTTGCGTGGCTAAGGGCTTCATCGATTTCATCAATGGATTGTTCCGAGATAGGAAACTCTGATAACGCAAGTGTAGCAGAGAACCTTGACAACATCCTAGGCAATTTGTTGCCTCACTTTCATCAGGGCTTGCAAATCATAGGTGGAACCCCGCTTTTCAATATCGAACTTTTTAACTAATCGATAGACCTCTCTTTGGGTCATCTGCAACCAAGCAGCAATCGCTTCGACATCAAGGAAGAATCTGCGACTTGGGTTGCTCATTGCCAGTGCCACCAATCTCAAGACCGACCAACTTTGTTTGCATCCAAAGCAACTGACATCTTGAGACAATTGCTCGACATCAATGACAACAAATTTGTTGCAATCATCTGTCGGGCAAGGAATCCTTCTTGCCTGCTCTTTGAATTTCTTGGCAGCCGCACGGCCCCTAGCGTGAAGCTGCCAAACTTCCCCTGCGAAGTCTAATGCCCATGGCTGCAACAATGTCCAAGATAGGTGGGCAATGTGAAACTCACAGGTGGCATCGACCTCAAGGTCAGTGCTCGGCTCACGCTTGACTAGCGCAGGCGGTGTCAATTGCCGATCGCGCCTGATAATCGCCTCCCATCCGTGAAGGATGGCAAGAAGGTCGGTGGCCATTGAGAAGTCCAAGGCATTGACATTGATACCAATTGAACGCTCGGAGCTGACCACGCCACTGCCGGTGCGAGATGGCTCAAGGTAGAAGCCAGCCTCAAATTGCAGTTGAGGCAACTCATGAAGCGTGGCCCTTAGCCTGCCAAAGCAACTTCGGCATTCAAGCTTTACTTCGGCTTTACAGATTGCACATTGCATGAGAATCCCTTTCTCCATAATTGATTGCCGCCCAATAATCAGGAGGCTGCGATTGGAAGAGCTTGAAGGATGAGCAGGAATGATCGGCGAGGATTACAGAATGCGGGCTCTTGCCCCATTTGATTCGATTCAGGCTGCGCTCGACTGCCTCAAAAGAAACTCTTGTTCTGTGGCATTCATAGGTCATGCCTTTATTGCTTCTCTTGATGATTTCTTCCTCAATCGTCAGAACAGGAGTGTCAAGCTGTCTTTCAAAGCCTGCCCAAGAAATTCCATGCCAAATCAAGGCTCCGCATTTTTTACAATTTATAGGTTTAAAATCTGAAGAAATCATTGCTCTTCCTCCGATGCACCGAACCGAACCTGACCCCCTCTAAAGAGGGGGGTCAGAGGATCGGTTTTACGGTGCTGATGCCGAGTTTTGTAGGTTCGGTTAGGTTCGGTTAGGTTCGGTTTCCTAATCATTAGACTCAGGCTTCCAAGGCTTGACATCATGGGCTAAGAACGCCCCCTTGAAGCCATACAGGCTCTTCTGTCCAATATGTCGCACATCGACAAGACCTCGCGCCACAAGTCCATCCAAGGCCATTCTAAGGCTATCTCCGCCCATGCCATTGCCTTCATCTCTAAGCCTGCGTTTGATTTCATTTAGATTCATCTCGTATCCATGCTGCTCTAAAAATTTTGAAACCTGTTCCATTCTTTCCTCTGCCGATGAGATGGCAATGGCCCCGCCTGAGATGCTGACCTTGAGGCCCCCATCCGGCAGGCTCTTGAGATTGGCAACGCCGACAGTCTTGGCATCAGGGCAGATGGCACGGACAAAGCCAGGGCGATCCTTTGTGCAAGTTATATCCAAGGCCCCGTCAATGCCCCTGCCAAATGGCAACGCGACAGACACGGCAAAGGCCGCGCCATCAATGTCTGCCCTCTTGGCTTGGGCTCCAATGGCATAGTTTCCGCGATTATCTTTGCTCTTTGTCACATGATCAATCGTCAGGATGCCTGCCCCTCCTATTCGTAAGGGCTTGAGGATAGTCTGCGAGAAGGCGGTGGCATCCTTGTTCTTCTCCAAATCTAGCCCCATGAGATTCATCGCAGCATTGACCCCATCAACGACAATCAGGCTCGGCAGATAGGCCATGATCTCTGTCCTCATTAATTCGCCAACGCCTATCTCAAGGCGGGAATCAGGGCTTGCATAACGAAAGAGCTTGAAACTATCGCTAGGCACGCGCATTGCCTTCAGCCTATTCAAGATGCCCCTGGCAGAATCCTCAAAATCTAAGTAAAAGACGATATTGCCCTTGGCAAGTTCTTGGCGGATGGCCTCAAGGGCAAGCCATGTCTTTCCGCTTTCGGATTCGCCAAAGATGGCATTGATCTTCCCTGCATAAAGCAGGCAGTTGCCATCCTCCCTGCGAAGCATGGATGGGGCAGGCTCATCATCTAATTCCATTTCGACAATTTGCTTTGGAATCCAAGAGCTTTCGATGATTTCGCCCTGCTCATCATGGAGTTGAACGAGGGAGGGAGAATGAATTTCTAAGGTCTGCAATTCTTTCCTTGCCTCGCCATAGCCTTGTTCGCGCAGAGCCTTGGCAGAGGCCGAGAAGTTGCCTTGATGCTCGACTATCGTGAAGACTGCGAACTTGGAATAAGAGCGTTCGGATTCAAATTGCGTGGAAGTGCTGAAGCAAAAGAATTTGTCATTGCCGGCATGGTTAGTCGTTGCGCTGATGCCCTCGGCTTTTCCTGGCCTTCTCCAAGATGTCACGCCTGCTTTGTTTGTATAAACCTTGCTCCATCCAAGAGGCTCAAGAATCTGCTCCCAAGTCACCTTGGCGTTGTAATCATCACCAGGGGTCAGATTGACACCTTTTGGCGCAAGTTCTTCGCTGACGAATTCCATCTTCGGAACGGAATCAAAGGTTTCAAATAATTTATGAAGCTGATTGCGCTCGGCGACTGTCAAGGTCGGGATGCTCTTGGCATCGCCGACAATCATTTTCCAAGGCCCACCTGATGGATGGCAAGGGCCTGCCGATGGTGCGACAATGACAAAGCCACCCTCGCCTCTAGTTTCGGCAAGGACATCAATCCCGCCATTCTCTCCTGGCCTTCTTGCAAGCTTGGTGTTG